TCCTTTGAAAGCTTCAATATATGGTATTTGTCTTTCATAGATATCTCCACTAGGTAAAGCTCTAATGCAAGTTATAACGGTATTATCATTTTTATCATTATTAACCATAGCTATATCTACAGAAACTATTCTTTTTTCACCATTTTGCTTAGGTATCTCATGTGGATTCTTTTTCTTTTCTAATACATCTTGCGCAGTTCTAGGATAGAAAGCTTTTTTCATAGTTTGTGCATTATTCATTAAATCAAAAGTATAAAAAGCATCTTCTCCTTGACCGACCATTTGGTTTTCATATTCCATTGCAAATGCAACTGTTCCTAATTTTTTCTTTTCTTTTATTAATTGTTTTCTTGTACGAATATTATGTTTTAATGTTATAGCATAATCAAATCCCATAAATATAGCTTCTGATTTTTTAAACATGTCAACGACTGATAATTTTATCATCTTAGACATCCAATGTTGTGCAAAATATGCAGAACTTATATATATTTCAGTAGGTTCTTCTTTTAGATGTTCATATTCTGGATTATTTAAATATGGTACTTGACGTATGATTAAGAATGGAGATAATACAAAGTCTATAATATCTTTTTTAATCATACGAAATTCTTCATATATCATAACTGTAGCTCTATACAATTTGTTATTAACTCTAAGTTTTTTATCTTAGACTCTGGAGGTTTCCCTCATTTTCATCGGTAGGTCTTTACTACCCAGATTGGCGTACATTTTAATCTGCTTATTGCAACCATAAAGATTGAGGATACTCATGGAAGGATTATATTTATTCACCTTCTACGCTCTACGGTATTATTATAAGTATAATAACTTACCTCGGTATTAGCATATATAAACTTAGCTTTCACCGATTTTACCCCCTAATAATCTTAATTCTTCTATGGTGTTGAATTAAGACGGCTATATTACTAACCTCTAGCATTATCTGTAGCTGGAACAACTACAATTGAAGATCCGTTCACGAACATGACCTCGGTTTCATTTCCACTAGTTTTAATATTTTTTATTTCTCTCCGTAGATTAGGAGAGTTAGGCATTAATTCTTTAACTATTTTTTCAGTAACAATTAAAGAAGCTTGCTTTTTTGTCGCTGAGGCTATCACGATTAATGAATTTGGATAAAGTATCGCTTTTATACATGCAAAAACTGCTATAACAAATGATTTTGATGTTGCTCTACATGCTACTATAACAACTAATGGACACAAATTCATAAAATACAACAGTATAGATTGGTATAAATGCATGTCAAGTTGTAGGTAATGTTGAACCGCTCTATGGATGTTCCTTCTATAAAATGTAATCCAGTCAATCAATCTTTCAGTATAATCAAAACTTTTTTCTTCTTTTTTTCCTTGTTGTCTTGGTTTTTCATTTATACTTATTTTTTTAGCATTATTTTGTCTAGATGTTTTAAAGTTATTTGCCATTATTTATCATCACCAACTTTAAAATCATCTTCTATTGAAAATTCACCGTCATATTCTTTAGTCTTCATTAAGAAATTTTTAATTGGTCTAAATACAAATCTATTCAAATAATCAACAAAACTATCAAAATCCTTATATAATTTTTTATCTGCAAAATATTCTGCTGGTCTATATTTCTCAATATCTTTAGTCCAAACTCCTAGTCCTTTAGTATTTTCATCGTCCATAGAAGCATTGGCATCCCTAGGAGTAACATTACCTGCTGACATAAGCTTGAGATAAGTTTCTTCTAATTTATCAGTGTTACCATTCTTTTCAACTGCCTTCATTATCTGAAATTCTTTAATTGCAAGAAGTTTAAATGTTTTTTGCTCTGACAATGTGTCACTTTTATATTTACCAACCCAATCGTTATATGTATTTTCCAACCATATGTAATCATCATCATTATAACCATTTCCCCATTTGATTATTGTATCTTTACTAAGTCCTCGCTCTATATTAGCATTTTCAATTTCTGTGTCCATGTCAATTGAATCACTAGAATCAAAATCATCTCCAGCACCATTCTTAGCACCTAGACTATTTAGTTTTTGCATATATATTTGCCATATAGTTGTCTGCTTTCCATTTTCTATTTCTTGCAAAACACCATTATAACAACTCATATTAAAACATATACCTACTGATCTACACATATAATATAGTGCTAATTTATAATCTTGATATTTACTATAATATTTATCATATACATTACCTAAACATGTTTTACAGATAGGTAAATGAGAAGTGGCATTATATATAAATGATTTACTCATATAAAAGTCTGTTTCTTTCTTCTCTTTACCACAACAAGTACATTTTAATTTATTTGCTACTGGATTTGCCATTTTCTCATTCCTCCTTTTTCTTAAATTTTTACACAATAAAAAGCCACTAAAATTAATTAGCGACTTTTAAATCTTTTTTATTAAATTCATTCATTGTCATTTCCTCATATTCCTCATATTGTTCTCTCGTATTATGAAGAGTTCCATAAGTATTGTGGAAACTTCCTTCTTGATTTGGATTATGACATTGCTTACATAATGTAATTCCGTTATTAATATCAAATCTTTGTTCTTCATAATCAGCAAAATTATCTAAATGATGAGCTTCATTATTATGAGTTTGTCTTCCACAACATTGACAAGTATAATTATCTCTTTCAAATACTGCTTGTCTCCATTGTTTATATTCATCACCATTCATTATTTTCCTTTTTTCAGATGTTATTCCACCTTTCCAGTTTGGATTTAATTTTCCAACTCTATGTGAATTAAACATTGGATTATTAACTCCTTTAAAAGCACCTTCTATTTTCCTAGCATTGGACACTCTAATTCTACCCTCATGGCTCATAACCCTACTCCTATTGAAAGTTTCTTTATCCTTCTTTAATCCTAATTTCGAAGCTTTATCTGTTAAATGTTTTAATTTCCTATTGGGAAAATATTCTTTGATAATCTCTTCGTTTATCATACTAGAATAAACTTCTTTTAATAATTCTACATCTTCATCTGTCCAATCAATAGCATTAGATAACCCAAAATTTTCTCCTTTACATTCTTTACAAACATACCTAAATCCATCAATACAAGTATCGTCTTTTGGGAAATATATCATTTCAAAAGGTAAATAACGTCTACAACATTTGCACTTTTTATATTTAATTCCATTTTCTATTTTATATAATTCATCTAATGGAATATCTTCATAGTTATTTCGTTTCTTTATTCCCATGTCATTAGCTTTATGTTTTATTCCCTTCCAAGTTCTTGTATTAAATCTTTCTATTAATTCTTCTTTAGATAAATCTATATAATTTTCTCTTAAAAATTCTTCATCTTCTATTAACCAAGGTTGTCCTTTTCCCATAATTTATTCCTTCTTTCTAATTAAATTAATCTAAATTAATATCACATTTATTTCTTATATGTATTATTTTTCTTTCTTAATTCATTTAAAATTTTTAAATCTTTTCTAAATTCATTACTATCTTCAAATGAATATATAGTCCTTCCGTTTTCATCAAATTTCATATATGTATAACACAGATAACTCATTGCAGTAGCTAAAGTCTTTTGGTCTATTTTAAAATATTTCTTTTTTTCTTCCATTTTAATCACTCCTATTTATATATTTTGTTTACAAGTAAATATTACCACATATTATTCATAGAAGTCAATTACTATTTTATATATTTTATTCTCTGACACCGTAGGTGGAAGAAAAGCGTAGCGTTAGCTACAAGACTCATTCCCACATAAGTTCTGAATTCAAGATGTTGTGGTATTGTCTAACGCCCTAACGGTTGTTTTTGTCTTGTTCCTTACGTCGCAATCCAATAATTACTTATTTATATTTTATCTAATAGGGTACATCTAGCCACAACATTATATTATATATATGCCCTATTATGACCACCTATTAATTTTCATTTACACTTTCTAACCAATCAATATAATAATCCATAGCATTAATATTATAAGTATCTTTTATTAGATTACATACATCTACACATAGCTTATTATTCTCTTTTAATTGAAATTTACTAACCCTATATACAAACTTATTCTCTATGGTTTGAGCATATGTAGTTACACTATCCATTAACATTTGCATAGTGTCATAATCAATCTCATCTTTCTTATATTTTTGTGCTATTTCTTGTTTTTTATTTGCAAATCTACTACATTTAATATATGAAGAATATTCATCCTTGCAAGTTATTCTATATGTAGGTTTTTTATCTTTGTCAAATTCCATAGCAATATAAAAATATCCATCTTTTGATAATATATTGTTTAACTCCATTTTACTATCCCACCTACTTATTGTTTTTCTATTTACTTTACACCATTTAGATAACATTTCTTTTGTTATTGGTTTCTCAGTATTCATTATTCTATACATAAAATAATCTGAAAACGCAAAATCGTTATTTGTTCCAAACATATAATTTGTTATATTATTTAATAACTCCTTACTGTTATTTAATTGCTCTATTTCATAAATATTATTTCTTCCGTCCTTGGTTTTGTTAATTAAAACATAACCCTTTTCATTAAGTCTCTTTTCCAATGTCTTTCTCTTTTCGATTTGTTTAAGAGTATCTGATTTCACTCCTAAAATGTCCATTAATTGTTGTTTTGTTATTATCATAATTACATTCCTCCTAATTAAAATTCACAAATGTGAATAATTTATTTATAGCAACCTACCTATTTTAGATAGACTCCATTTAAATAAATTCATAATAAATAAGACTAGATAATTAAAACTATCTAGTCTTATAACCAATTTAAATTTGATTCAAGTTAACTTGGTGTAACTGTACCAGTAACGCTTGCATATTTACCAGCTTGTAAATCAGCTATTACTTGATTCAAACTAGCTACAACATTAGCAATCTTACTATCTATATCCTCAGTTTTAGCAAGTCCACTAATATCAGGAATTACTATACCATTTACCTTTTCTAAAACATCAGCAATATCAACTTTAACTTCATTTATTTTATTATCTACATATGATGTATCTGTATTACTTGAACTTTCAGAAGACACACCAGAAAGTGAATCTACTTTAGCTTTAAAATCTTCTAAGTTTGTACCGTCATTAAATTGTATACCATTTGCTAATTTCATTTATTTTCCTCCTTAATTTTTCTATAAATTCATAATAAAGGGACTAGATAATTAAACCTAGTCCAAATCAAAAACCCAATAAAACGTACATTTTAT